TCTTTTAGGTGACGAAGAAAATCCGGTACCTGTTTGGCCTGAATATTGGAACCTAGAAGAATTAGAAAAAGTTAAAGCTTCAATCTCAATTAGAAATTGGTCTGCACAGTACATGCAAAATCCAACTTCAGAGGAAGGAGCAATTTTAAAAAGAGAATGGTGGCAACCGTGGTCCGAGGATCTTCCTGCGTTAAAGCATGTCATACAATCTTATGATACAGCGTTCAGTAAAAAAGAGACAGCCGACTACAGTGCCATTACCACTTGGGGAATATTCACGCCTCACGAATCAGGGCCTGATGCTATTATGTTAATTGATGCAATCAAAGGTAAATGGGATTTTCCAGAATTAAAAATGGTAGCGTTAGATCAATATAAGTATTGGCAACCAGAGACAATTATTATAGAAGCTAAAGCGAGTGGACAAAGTTTATTACAAGAATTAAGAAGAATGGGTATCCCTGTTATGGATTACACACCAGGAAGAGGACAAGACAAACACTCTAGGGTTAATGCTACTTCTCCTATATTCGAGAGCGGACAGGTATATTATCCCCGAGATGAGCATTGGGCTCAAGAAGTGATAGAAGAATGTGCAGCTTTTCCTCATGGAGAACATGACGATTATGTGGACAGCACCACCCAAGCTATGCTAAGATACCGACAAGGTTCTTTTGTAACTACTTATTCTGACGAGGATGAGGTTCAAAGTTATAAAGAACGTAAATACGTATATTATTAATTAGGAGATAAAGACATGTCAAAAAAATCAAGAAGACGAAATAAAATCCTAGCAGCTGGTGCAGCATTACTTGGTGCATCTAAGTTAGGAATGCTAGGTGGTAAATCAACAGCTTCAAATGTTGTTGGTAAAACACCAGAGTTTAGAAAATCATTTGTTAAACCAAAAAAAGTAGAATACATTACTAAGAAAACTAAAAAGATTCCAGGTATTAAAGTAGACAAAGATGTTATATCTAGTGGACCTTTTAAAATGTTTGGTGCTAAAAATAAAGGTGCTAATTTTAGTGCAGAGAGCATTGAAAGATTTAAAGCAGCAAATAGAGCACAAGAGGAAAGAAGAGGGTTTTCAACTTTAAAAGATAAAATGGCTAAGGCTGCAGAAGATAGAGCTGCAAAAAAAATTGCTTTTAATCAAAAGATAAGAGCTAACAATGCTAACGTTAAAAAAGTAGGAAACTATTTTAAAAAAGGTACTATGGTAAAAGCTCGTGGTGGTGGAATGGCGAGAACAAAACCAACTAAACTTAGTTAATTTTTTATATGGCTGAAATTGATAAAGTAATTGAAGAAGAAATGGTTACTCCTGATTCTGAAGAAATTGATATTGAATTAGAAGGAGAGGAACCTACAACTGTTGAAGAAGCAATTAATGAGACTGAAGAGTTTTTTAAAAATCTTACAGAAGAAATGTCTGACGAGACTCTTCAACGAATGTCAAATCAGTTATTAGATGATTATAAAAAAGATAGAGTATCACGTAAGGATTGGGAAACTTCTTATACTAGTAATTTAGATTTATTAGGAATCAAACACACAACGATGACGAGACCGTTCAAAGGTTCGGCATCCGTGACTCATCCACTTTTATCCGAAGCGGTTACATCATTTCAAGCACAAGCCTATAAAGAATTACTTCCATCATCAGGACCAGTACGAACTAGAGTTCTTGGCGTGGAAGATGATGCAAAAGTAAATCAAGCACAACGTGTGCAAGATTTTATGAATTACATGTTGACTGAAGAAATGGAAGAGTACACTCCAGAATTTGATCAACTGTTATTTTATTTAGCACTCGCAGGATCTGCATTTAAAAAAGTTTATTATGATGAAGTAATGCAAAGAGCGGTATCTAAATTTATACCAGCCGAAGATTTAGTAGTTCCTTATTATGCAACTGATTTAATGGATTGCGAAAGAATTACTCATGTTATTAAAATGGGTGAGAACGAAATTTTAAAAAAACAAGCAGCAGGATTTTATAGAGATGTAGAATTAAAACCAACTGCAGCAGGTCCAACAGAAATTGAAAAGAAATATCAAGAACTAGAAGGAGTAACACCTTCAACCGATAAACAATACTCATATCAAATTCTTGAAATGCATGTCGATTTAAACTTAGAAGAGTTTGAGATGCAAAATCCAGACAAACAAGTTAAAGTTCCTTACATCGTAACTATTGATGAAGGTTCAGGCGAAGTATTATCTATCTATCGTAACTACGATATGAATGATGAAACTAAAAAAAGAAAAGAATACTTCGTACATTTTAAATTTTTACCAGGATTAGGATTTTATGGTTTTGGTTTAACACACATGATTGGTGGATTAAGCAGAACTGCTACTCAAGCACTAAGACAATTGTTAGATGCTGGTACATTATCAAACTTACCTGCAGGATTTAAGTCTAGAGGTATTAGAATTAGAGACGATGACCAACCATTTCAACCAGGAGAGTTCAGAGATGTGGATGCACCAGGCGGAAATATCAAAGATCAGTTCCAAATTTTACCATTTAAAGAACCATCAGCTACATTATACCAATTAATGGGCTTTGTTGTGCAAGCAGGACAGAAGTTTGCAGCAATAACTAACATGGATACGGGTAATGACATGCAAAATAGAGCTGTTGGTACTACAGTTTCGCTTCTAGAACGTGGTTCAAGGGTCATGAGCGCAATACACAAGCGTTGTTACTACTCAATGCGTAGAGAATTTAGACTATTATCAAAAGTATTTGGAACATATCTACCTCCAATCTACCCATATTCAGTATATGGTGCCGATCAAGCAGTAAAACAAACTGATTTTGATGATCGAGTAGATGTAATTCCAGTAGCCGACCCAAATATCATGAGTATGGCCCAAAGAGTGACACTTGCAAACGAGAATCTAAAGATTGCTATGTCAAATCCTATGATGCACAACTTGAGAGAAGCATATCGTAGAGTATATGAAGCATTAGGGACCCAAGATATTGATCAACTACTTATTCCACAAGAAAAACCAATGCCAAAAGATCCGGCAACCGAGAATATGGAATCATTATACCAGAAACCATTAAAAGCGTTCCCGACTCAAGATCATGATGCACATATGGCAGCTCACGTTGCTTTTATGGCAACAAGAATGGTTCAGATTAATCCTCAAGTGTATTCAACACTGCAAGCACACATATCTGAGCACGTATCAATGAAAGCTCAAGGAGAAGTTGGTGCAATGCTACAAGAAGATCCTCAAATGCAACAAATGTTACAACAAGATCCAGAAGCAGCAGAGATTAGAGTTGCATCAATGATCGCAAAAAGAGTTGCAGAGATAACTACACAACTTGCTCAAGGTGAAGCGATGGGTCAACAAAAAGATCCACTAGTTGCATTGAAAGAAAGAGAACTAGATATTAAAGCTATGGACTTACAGAGAAAATCTGAACAAGATATGATGGGTAATGAGATTAGAGAAAATGAAATCGATGAAAAACTAGACATTGAAAAAATGAAACTAGAAAACAACGAAGATCAAGCAGCAGAAAGAATTAGAATTGCTGAAGAGAAACTTGAAATAGCCAGAATGAGAAAGCAAAAATAATGAAAAGAAAAATTAAAAAATTTGGAGGCGGAGGCACTATGGGTGCATCCGATAGAGGCTACCAAGGTGGAGGAAGAGACAGCAAAGGTAGTGTTTCAGGAAGTGCACCAGGAGCTGGTGGAAGTACAAACACAGGGGGTAGTGGAAACAAAACTACTAAATCTGCAAGCACTAAAACATACCAGGGATCAAAAAATATTTTTAAAGGTGCTAATAGAGATGTGCCTTTCAATAAACCTTTTGGCTACAAATCTGCAATTACAGCCAGTCTTCTTGGAATAGGTCCCATTACAAGTGTGGGTAATTTTGCAGCTAAACAAAATTATAAAGGTAAACAAAAATTTGCAACTAAAGAAGGTTTAGCTAGAGATTTTTATAGAACTGAAAATAAAGCTTTAAAACCTAATTCACCTATTGGAAAAGATTATTTAAAATCTGCGGGGTATGGTAAAAATAAAATATCTCCAGTTATTGGAGGAGGTAATGATTCCTCTACTATACTTCCTATGGAAGTAACAAAACCTATTGATCCATTATTAATTAAACCAAAAGAAAACTTTTTTAATTTTGTAGCTTATAAAGTTGGAGGACTATCTGGTGGTGTTAGTTATGGACCACCACCTAAGAAAGGACCTAATTCAAATGTACCTCCAGTTAAAATGAAAAAAGGTGGGTATAAAAAGTAATGTGGTTTTCAGCAATTAAATTAGCTGTTCAAGCGGGTAGTCATATATACAAAAATAAGCAAAAAACTAAAATGCTTATGGCAGATGCACAGATGAATCATGCTCAGAAAATGGCAGATGGTCAAGCAGAGTATCAAGGTAAATTATTAGAATCTAGAAATTCGGACTGGAAAGACGAATTTATTTTATTATTGCTCTCGGCTCCAATAGTATTACTTGCGTGGGCAGTATTTTCTGATGATCCAGCAGCTATGGAAAAGATGAAATTATTCTTTGAGTATTTTTCACAACTTCCATTCTGGTATCAAACAATTTTTGTTGGGGTTATAGCAAGTGTTTATGGACTTAAAGCAACAGATCTGATAAAGAAAAAATAATGTGGAATTGGATTAAAAAAATTATCAACAAAAAAATTAATGATAATGAGAGAAAAGAGTTAACTAAAAAAATTGAACAAAAATATTCAAAATTATCTAAAGGTGATCTTAAAAAACTACAGACACAAGGGATAATTAAATCTATTTACAAACCTTATAATTAATATATAAAAACCCCATGATTAAAGGGGACAGCACAGAATACGAAAT